ACAGTTAAGGTACCTGATCCAACATTAGATTGAAGACCACCACCTGTTAGATATCTAACAGTTAAGACTGTGTTATATGGAGATATACCATAAGTATCTGTAAATAAGAAATTTGTAGGGGAAAAAGCAGTTGTTAATTTAGATTGTCTATAAGGTAATCCTAAACCAACATTATCTGGGTTTGGGATTATTTCTTCATCATTATTAGAGGTATTAGTTCCAGATCCAAATTGAATTCTTAAAGTAGTAGGATCTATAAATCTAGTAACAAATCGTCTTTGTATTTTTTTAAGTTGAAGAAGATATGGTGCTTCTCCACCATCTGCTGATAGGTTAGGATTATTTATGTTAGTATTTTTTATACTATCAAGAATCATTTCTTGGGCTAAGTATGGTACTTCATACCATTTATTCCCATCACTATCAGTTATATCTAAAATCCCAATAACATTAGAATCATTAATATCAACAGTTTGGAAACTCTGAGGTGATCCAAATGAAAATGATGTTGATTTTATTTCAGCAGATATTGCTTTTCTTGTCTTTTTTAAAAGATAGTAATTATTATCATATACTGTTACTTCAGTTGTATCATATGAACTTGAAAACGTAAAATCAATAGGATCTTGTATTAGAAATTTAGTATTAGACTGGAGTGGAGATGTTACAGGAAAGTTTTCAGATATATGTACTGAGTAGGTGTAGTCTGGTTGGTTGGCTACAGTTGGTACTTTTTGATAGATATCAATATCAACTGATGAGACTGATGTTACTTTAGGTTTATAACCCATCATATAAGCTAAAGCATATATGTTATTTTGTTGCCTCACATATTGTAAAAAGTTTTCTTGAATTTGATTATCAAGATAAAAAGACATAACATCACCAACATATGATGCCATTTCTAAAAACATCATCCCTGGGGATGAAGGTGAAAAATCATTATATGATGTTGGGAAATATGTTCTAGCATAATCAATTAAAGATGTTCTAAATTGACTAAAATCTTTATTTAAGTATGTTATATTTCTATTTTCAGTAGCCATATTATATTGTTATATTAAGAGTATTAGGATTACCACCAAGTATATAGTAATTAATAATTATATGAATAGCATTAGTATCATATTGTGGGTCAAAATTAATACCAGTAATAGTTACAGTTGGAAAATTATTTGTTAATTCTTCTCTTAAAGTACTTTCTAAATCTCGTAAAGTATTATTAGTAATATTTTCAAATAAATACTGTCTAATAGTAGTCCCAAACTCTGGGTTTAACGGGCGTTCACCTTTAGCTGTTAATATATAATTAATAATATTAGATTTAATTTGTTCTGATGTTGTGTAAGTTTGAGTAAATACTTGAGGGCTATTAAAAGGAATAGGTACCCCTATAGCGACTTGTTGTCCTACATCTATTGGATTTATACTAGGTGCTCTATATGCCATTATTTACCACTCATTATTCCCATTATTTGATCTAAACTTACTTCACCACCAGGTAAACTTGAACCTTCACTCATAGTACTTACTGGTGGTGGAGTGTAAGCAGGTTGAGCATGTGATGAATTAGCAGTCACAACTGTGTCAAATTCACCTCCAATCATACTTCTTAGATTGCGTCTAAGATCATGGTTTACTGCTGTTGGAGCATTATAAGTAGGAACAGGGGAATATGTTTCCTGTACTACTGTTTTAGGTGATTTAACTGCTTCAAGTAGAATATCTTTTAATTCTTCTTGAATTGCTTCACGTACTGCTTCTTTAATTAATTTTTTTAGTCCGTCTATTTTCATATGATTATAAATATTTGATTATTCAGCTGTTATATTAGGAGTTGAATCTATTATGAATTTCAATTGAGATATTAATACTGCAGGATCAGACGCGAATGAGGAATCAGTTCTTAATACATCTACACCTTGTTTATTTTGGGCTACAGCATATCGTCTAATATATTTACTTTCATTTGTTTCATCAATTTTAACTCCTAAAGTAAATCCTTTATAAGTATTAGTATTGTCATTTTGTGTAGCTGTTACTGTTGGGTTTGCTAAAGCATTAATTTCATCATTAATGGCTTCAAAGTCTAGGGTCTTATCCTCAGCACAATATTCTAATATAATATCTAACATATTTAAAAACTTTAAAATAATCCCCAAAAAAGTAGCAAATGATGCGATTGTTATATTTATTACAGTAAGTGTAGGTAAAGTCTTATCAATAGTTTTTTCTAATTTAGCTACAAAAGATGTTATAGTTGTTTGGATTCCAGATGTTAAAGGAGGTAATCCTAAAGGAGGTACACCAATAGCTGGGTATGGATTGGCTTTAGCTAATTTTATTGCTTGTTGAATCACAGTCATTGAGACAGTTGTTATTCCTAATACTTTTGTTAAACTATCAATATTTTTATACATACCATTTATTTGGGTGACAAGTAAATTACGTTGTTTAATGGCTGATTGTATTTTAGATGATGATGGGCAATCTATTAATCCAATTAATTGATCTTTTGTTATTTTTCCTAAAATAAATGCTCCTGCACCCGCTGCTGCTGCTATGGCCGCTGTTTTTAAAGCTTCATTATTTTTAGCATAATTAGCAGCTGCTTTAACATCATCAGTAGCGACCTTAGCTTTATCTGCTTTAGCATTAGCTGAGTCTTTAAGTGAGTCTACTGTTGTATCCCCACTTACACCTAAATTAGAAATTATTAATGGGACTACTTGTGGGGCGAATGGGGTAATTAAACCTATAACAAATGGGATTAATCTTTTTTTAATAGTTGATTTTTGACTATTAACAAAATTAGTAAATCTAACTTCAGGAGGTAATTCTGGTTCTAATGCTTTATTTAAGGCTTCGTTGTCTTGAATTAAAATTTCTTTATTAGTTTTAGCATTATTTAAAGCAGTTTCATCAGCTACTTCACTTAATGTTGTTCTTGGGAATGAGTAAACATAGTTATTACCTTTAGCATTCTCATTAGATGAGTCTTGAGATCCTTCAATAGTATAAGTTAATGGTTCACCTGTGTTAGGGTCAGTTATATTATTAGCTAGCATTATCTCCCTAGCAGCTGAGGCTTCATTATTACCTATCCTTGATGGACCATTAATAACCTGTCCACTAGGAGTAGAAAGTACAGCGTATAGTTCGGGACCACGTTTTTTAAACGTGATGGTACTTCCATCGCTAACTTTATATATAGGTGTACTCATGTTTGGTTATTTATAATAAATATGCAGAGGATACGGAATTATGTTTGGCTCTCCAAGTTATGTTTATTATATTTAATATATAAATAAAGGTTATGAAAAAGTTAATTATTTTAGGTTTTACAGCTTTTTTAATTCAATCATGTACTGTTACTAAGTATAGTAATATAAATGAAGAAACATATAATTGTTCAAATGATATTATATATTGGAAAAATTATGAGGATACAATTAGAATTGAATTTGTAGGTGTTGATTCATCTATTTTTAAAGATAAAGATTATAAAATAATTGCTGATTCTTTAAATTGGATTGAAAATGATAAGTATAGTCATTATGATGTCCAAAATGTAGAAACAGGAGAAATTCATAGAATTATATGGAGTAAAGCTAAATATAGTACTATTAGTCCTTTTGATACAACAAAATATGAATTATTATTGTTTAGATAATTATTCAGATTCAGATTCCTTTTCACCTTTAACTTCACCTAAATTTTTAAATACAGCTGGGTTAAATTCGGTTATTTTGTTGCTACATACGTCGTATCTAAATAACCAAAGAGTTTGTTGTTTATCAGGTGGTGTTTTTCCTATAAGGAAATCAGAGGCATATGATACTATCATATTATTACTCTTGTCTCCTGTTCCTTGTTTTATTTTATATAGTTTAAATGTTCCAACTCCTTTATGGCAACCATTTTTCCATCCTTCATTTTTTGCTTCAAAAGCAAAAAACCAATCAGTTTTTCCAGTTTTTATACCATTATAATCATCTATACCTGTACTTGAATTTACACATGTTAATGCAAATTCTATTATTTTTTCACTATCAGGAAGACCAGTTACTATTTTATTTAAGGTAGATGAATCAATAATAAATCTATTAAATCTTTCACCTGCCCCCCATTTAACTATAGGTTTATTATTTAAATCTAAAGAAAATACTTCACCTACTTTTTTAGGATAAAATCTTCCAAGAGATGCTTCAGCGAATGATTTTCTAGCTTCAGCCCGTAAAGCAGCATTTGTAGGTTCAATGTATTTCCCGAATGAATGGTATCCTGAGTATAAATTATCATATTGTCTTACTTCATTTAAAAACTTTTCCTCTACTGTTTGAGAAAATGGACCTTCTGTACGTTTATCTGAGAAATAATATGGAGATTTTCCATCTTTGCCTATTCTATTATTCATACTAGCATATCCATTTCCATCATCTCTTTTTAATAATACACCATTAGCTGTCACTAGAAATAAAGCATTATCACAATCATGACCAATTCCCCCAGGAGGTTGTAATTCTTTATGTATACCCCCTGGTGATATATACATGACATCAAATACTAGATTACCAGCGTAACATTCATTTATTATTGTAGGTTCATGTTTAACTCCAACTGTTATGCGTGTATATTGATCTTTTTTATATTTAGGTAATAATACAGTTAAACCATCAGTATTAACTTGTATTATTTTAATATTTTCTTCATGTATTTTTTCAATAATTGTTAATAGAACTAATTGTCCCATACATCTCATTTTCATTGCACCAATATTATTATATAATGGAGAATGTTCTTGATCAATATGTCCAGATAATCCATTTAAAATAACTTTATTAAAAGCATCTTCTTCTTTCCAGAATTGTTCTTTATCAGTTCCTTTAAACTTTTTAATATTAGGTTTAGATTCAGTAACTCTTAAGTGTTTAAATTCAGCATAAGTTTCTTCTAATTCTTTAAATCTAAAACAGTGTAATCCTAATATGAATGTAGGATATAAAGATTCTATATCTATATCACAAATTTCATATTCTTCATTTGCTTCATACATTTCATTTTTAACAATATTATGTATTCCTCCAACACCAACAGATAATTTTATTCCTTCTTCTTGATTTTTAGTAAAACAAGTAAAAGTTTCATTAAATGTGTTATAACTATTCATCCATTTGTTATAAATATCTTTTAAAACTTTTGTTTTAAATTGAAATTTATAACCAGTAAATAAATCTTTAAATTGAAAAGGTGTTTTTTCAAATCTTTGCTTTTTAAAAGCTCTTAAATCTTGATTAGTTTTTTGACAATACTTATAAAGCATTACTTCAGATGCTATTTTAGGAGCATCAAAAGACATTGCATTGATTCCATATTTTTCTTTAACTTTAGCTCTTAATTGTACAGTACCTAAATTACCTAAAGGAACTGTTCCTTTACCTGTAAATTGAGTAAACAACAAGTCAGTGATACCTAAATCATGTACACTATTATAATGCCTTAATTCATCAATTTGAGCATGATTTAAGCTCATTGAAGGATCAAATGGTAATTCCTGTACTACAGGGTAATTCATTTGAATAGCAAGCCCTTTTAAGCTTATTTTTTTACTAAGTCTAAGCATTTTAGACCAATATAAATATAAGTCGATGTCAATCCATCTGTTTTGATATTTATATTTCTTTAATTCACTGTCATTCCACCAAAAGTCATTATTAATTATATAATCTGACCATTCTTTTAATTTTTGTAGATAATTTTCAACATTATCTATCTTATTGTTGATAATATACAACAGAATTGGAATATCATAATGTATTCCATTAAATGTAATCATGTATTGATTAAAAGTAGTAACAAATTTTACTACTTCATCATATTCATTTAATCTATCTGATATTTCCCAAACAATTTTTTCTTTAGTATCTATATCTTGTATTCCACATAAAAATACATTAGGATATACTTCAACATCTAATATAACTTTCTGCCATTTACTCTCCATTAGTTCTATAGTGTTGTTTTGCAGTTTTATACATATGATTCATTAATATAACCATACCTTGATGTTGTGGTGGATTAATATTAACACCAGATATATCTTCTTGAGTTTTATCAAAGATATATCTAGTTATAACATGTATTTGTTCTAATTCTCCTGGATTAGGATCATTAATAATTTCTAATACTCTATCTCTTGTTATCATTCAGTTAAAAGTTTAATAAGTATTTGATTTAGTTCAGTGTTATCTTCAGGTTGTTCTCCAGGAATTTCAATATCATGATTTAATACATATTTTAGAAATTCTTGATAACTAATTTCTTCAGTATTAAATGGTTTTTCACCACCAATTCTATAATTATAATCACTTATTTTTATATTTGAAAACCATGTATTAATACAAGAATTATCATAATCTGCTCCTGTTTTAAATTCTTCATTAATATAATCTGTTAATATTTTATCTTGATCATTATTAATTGCATTAACTGACCATTTTTTTTTGGTAAAATAAATTTATTCATCTTTTAATAGTCTTTTAAGTATTATTTCTAATTCTGGATCATGTTCACATGAGTCATTGAAATTATTTAATACATAATGTTCAAATTGTTGAAATGTTATTTCTGTACAATTTTCAAATGATTGAGTAGATGCCCCATCGTGTTTTAAACTATTATTATTTTTATTGTTAACATTTGAATAATACCAAGGTGTTGTACTAAATGATAATCCTGAAGATATACGTGTTCCAAAAGTTTGATTAATATATGGAACTATTATTTCATCTTCTTCATCAGTAGTTGCTTTAACAACCCATTTTTCAGGTAATACAAACTTTTCCATATTAAGCTTCTCCTTCAGGTAATTCTTCAGTTTGTTTAGATTTTAAATCTGCTACAAACTTCTCTCTCATTACTGATAAACAAACTTCTTTATAACCACCACCTAAAATAGGTAACATTTCTTCTAATTCTTGAATAGTCTTTAAAGAATATTCTTTGTATTTAGCATGTAATTTACCATGTTGTTTAATCATTTCTGATTTAGGTTGTCTTTTATTTAGTCTATGACCTTTCATAATTTATTGAGTTAATAGTTTAATTAAAATATTTGATAGTTCAGGTTCATCTTGGATTGTAGGTTTAACTTGATTAAATGTTAACATAGCATCTTCATAAGATATTTGTTTATTATTCGTAATACAGGATTCAAGCCAGTGAATTTCAAAAGCTGTTGCTAATCTAATTTCTGATTTAGCTGCACAATGATTATCTAATAAAAAGTTTCTAATAACATTATTTTCTTTATTAATATATAAATTAGGTCTAGATCCTAATTTTCCTTTAACAATACAATACATATTATTATGGAATTCTTCATATTCAGCGTAATAATAATCATCGGGTTTTAAATCTTCAAAATTCATATCAAGTAAGTATTAATTTCTTTTTATATTGAGATTCAGTTTTTAACATGCATATTAATATTGCATCAGCTAGTTTATTAGCTCTTTCTAATGCATGATTAGCATATATAGTTTCAATGTTAGTTACTCTTTGATTTTTAGCATTAGCTCTACATTGAATAATGTAATTAACAGCTTCAACATACAATTCTTTAGAATAACCATTTAATAATCCTTCAGGATATTTTTTAATATGTAATAAAATACCTTGTAATTCCCAATTACTCATTTGACCAAGAGTAGAAGGCTTGCCTTTACAGAAGTAAAGCATGCGATAGTATGTGTCCAATAATTTGTTCATATTGTTTTTTTTTAATAGTAAGTATTTATTTTAATTCCACAAAAAGGACAATGTTTTATTGGTAACATTCCACCGTGACCACCATCACTGCAAATATATACTGTAATTTTATCATCGGGTGTACCTATAAATGGTACAACATCTAATGCTTGTATCATATCTCTCTCATTAATTACTTCTTCCATTTCAGAACAACAAATGTTTATTTTAGGTTTATTTTTCATTTTAATAGTTTTTTAAATTAATTCTAATGCTTTTAAAAGACTTTCTTCTAAAGCTTGTTCATAAGTATAGTTTTTAGAACCATCTCCTTTAATTGGAAATTTATTTGTTTTATTAATTTCATAATAATATAAATTAATAGTGTTTGAACCATTAATCATACTAATATTAATTTTGTGTTTTTCTCTTAACCAGCGTTGTAATAAACTTTGAGTTATTTTACCTAATTTTTTAGGAAAACCTTTTTTCCAAGCTAATATTGCTGTATTTAATTCAATTTCTTCATCTTTCATTGTAATAGTTTTTTAAATTAAAAACCACCTAGGATTTTCCTAAGTGGTTTACTCTGACGTCTAGAGATAATTAAACACTCTAAGCTTATACACATTAACTCTTGTAATGAGGTTCTAAATTAGTCTGTACCTTTATTCACAGCACTTATTTGTTTAATTAATTTTGTTTAATGAACAGTATTGGCATTCTAGACTGATTATCCCCAATACTCAAACTATTTGTAAGGATACTTACTTAACTGTTTCAACAGTAATAGACTATCTCACTCTGATAATTTTGATAGTTTTAATTGAATGTTTTAAAAAATAGGCTGAAGCTTTCAACTTCAAATTTAACTCCACGGCTAGGGAGCACCTATTGTAATTGTTTGATAATCAAGACTTTAGTGGACCTGGTTGGAATCGAACCAACGTTAAAATAAATTAGTTTTACAAGTTTCTTCAAGTTTAGTTAAGTGGATGGCCTACTTAACACGCCAAATTGTTTTTACTAGAACAAATAAACTGTGTTGTTTAACTGTATAATCCCAATCTTTACAACTACCTGGATTTGTTAGATTTTACAATCTAAGCTGCTTGAAGTTCTAACTCTTCAGTCTTAACAGATAACAAGTTATTTGCTAAAGCATGCTTAAGATCTTGGATTGAACCAAGTTTTGAATCATTGTTGCCAATTATTCTTTTACCTACTAATTTATTAATCACACGATTTAATAGGCAATGTGATACTTGCTTGTTGTAAACTTAATCTATTTTCTTACCATGTCAGGCCCATAAAATCCATTTATTATTACCGTATACATTTAGTATGGATTAGACTATTCAGGATATTCCTGGCGAAGGAAAGATTATTCAATAATTTGTTTTACTTTACTAATAATTTTATCATTAGATATTTTTAAATCATCTAATGTTTGAACCTCTTTGTTTTTGGGGATAAACTTTGAAAACATATTATTTAGTTTTTACATCTAAATTAAGAGCGGCTGCTGATTTAAACATGAACATGTCCACCATTTGGTTTACATTAGAACCTCCATTAGGTGTTATTCCACCGCTTTGATATGTTGGTACCCAATTACTAGAAGATGCTGCTTTAGCCCAAGCTTCTTGAACTTTAACATAAGCTTCTAATTTTTGTTCTAATGCTCCATTGGCTTGAATATCACGTTGTTTTTCATAAGCATTAGCATCAGCTAAGATTTTAATTTTATTAGCTTCTTTCATTGCAGCTTTCTCTTGAATAGATTGTTTTTCTAAATCTTGTTGAGCTAATTGAACTTGAGTTTGTGCAGCTACAACTTGTTTAGTTTGAGCCTGCTTTTGTTCATATTCAATTTTAACTAATTGAGCTTCACCTTGAGCTTTAGCTGTTAAAGCTTGTTGTTGAGCAGTCATTAATTGTTGTTTAGAAACAGAAGCATTAGTTGAAGCTTCAATCTTTTTAGCTAACATTTTATCAACTTGTTCTTGATAATCTACATCAGTAATTTGAGCATCACCTACACTAATTTCATATTCTTTAATAGAACTAAATTTACGTTTAGGTTGATTATTCTTATCCATTTGAGTTACAACAGTATATACTTTTTTATTAGCTTTCTCTAATGTATCATAAGTATTATTTTCTTGAATTTTTAATAAGAATGCACCATTTTTAAGTTGATCTAGATAATCTTGAACCATTTGAGCTCTACCACCACTATAATGTGCTTCAGAAGATAATAATTGTCCAGATGATTGTAAACATTCTTGAGTATAAGGAGATAACCTACGTTTAACTAATGATTCAGGTGTTCTATGTGTATTATGAATTTCCAACATTTCTTTTTCACCGGATGGTAAAACATATTGAGTAATTCCTGATACTTTAGCAGTTGTTGCATCATTAAAACGAATGTTAATCTTTCCAATTTCTACAGTATTATCTACTAAATCATAAGCTGCTTCATCAGCTACGTATGATACTGAAATTTGATTACTCCATTCTGTTTCTTTAGCAAAAAATCCTGTCCAGAATACACCTGTTTGAAATTGAACAAATTGATTACCACTAGCTTGAGTAACACATGTTCTAGATCCTGCTGGATTATAGCTAAAAGGGTTAAAACTAATTAATAATACTAATGCTAATACTGCTCCACCTAACATGAAGACTTTTTTTAAATTTAATTTTTCCATTGTTTTTTTAATTAATTGTTGTTAATTCTAAATTATTTGTTTGATGATTAGAACAATTTGCTTTATGAAGCATCATATGTCCTCTAAGTACAATGTATTGACATTTATCTATTTCAACAACTCTATAAGAATTATCGTAGAATAGTGACTTTACAGAAATACCATTTTGATTTTCAGTTTCTTTTTGAGCATCTAATTCTTCTTTAGAGGGTCCACAAGATATTAAAAATATACTTACTATAAATAATAATTTATACATTTTAATTGTATTTAGTTAATAATTCTTCAGCTTGTTTTAACTCAATTTCATATTGAGTCATTTTACTAATTGCATCAGCTTTACCTGCAATAGCGTCTTCATGAGCTTCTTTAAGCTTCATTTTAAGTGTTTTAATAAGTATTTCACATTCATCTTTAGTACTACGTTGTTTAGTTGGAGCTTCTTGTTTAGGAGCTTTAAACATTGTAGCAATTAAATAAATGACTAATCCTATTAAAAATACTATAATTATAAAATCTATGATTTTAGCCATTAATTTTTAATTGATTGTTTATACTCTTTAATTCTTTTCTTTAATTCTAATTTTTCAGCAAAAGATTTTCTGAAACATTCTCTATCAATAGATACTTTGTCTTCATTAATCTCTTTTTGAATTTGAACTCTACGTTGTTGATACTCTAAAGTATCTTGTACTTTGATTGGTTTAGACATAATTAATCAATAATTTGTTTTTTTAAATCGTTAATTTCTTTTTGAACTTTAGCAAATTTTACTTCATCTCTATTTGTTGGTACTGCTAAACTTTTACCATTTGAATAGAACATCGCCCAACTGAACAGGTTTTCTAACTTTTTAAATTTTGATTCTTGCATATATATTTATTTGGTTTAATTGTTTCATACCTTATTATGTGTTAATTGTTGGGGTTTAACTTTTACTTCTTTATTTGAAAATGGACTGCAAAAGCAGGGGTGTATTGAGTTAACACCGTAACAAGCGCATCCTTTTATTTTAACTTTTTTATTCGTTTTCATCTCTCTTATTATTTATTTTGGTTGGTTATTTTTTCAGCATTAGCAATAACAATATAATCATGGTTTTTAATATAGTGCTTTGCTATCTTTAAAAGTTCATCGTGTGATTTACTCAACCCCTCATTAACACTCTCCGCAGCTTTTAAATCTGATTGGAGTTGTTCTATATTAGCACGATAAGCGGTTATTGAATTATCAGCATCTAATAGCATATTATAATTTAATTTAACATTTTGTTCTGATAACAATAATTTAGATTTTAAATCTTCTTTCTCTCCTTTCAATCGCTCAATTTCTTCAAGTAGCGCTTTATTTTGTTGGTCTGAGTGTTCAGACATGGCGTTTAAAAAACTTTCTTTTTCTTTATCTGATGCAAATATCCATTCAATATGTTTATATAATATTTCCTCTTTATTTTCCATTGTTTCCTAATTTAATTTGTTAAACACACTATACTAATTTAATAATATAGTGTGTTAATTAATATTATGGTAAATTATTAAAGTTTATAATTCCATTATCACCTTCTTGAAATGTATATTCTTTAGTATAACTAATAACACTAGTATTGCTTCTCATAGAACAACCTAAATTACTATTTCTAAATCTTACAACATTTATATGTATATAAAACTTCATAGGTTTATTTAAATTATTTGTAGCATAACTAATTTTAGGTGTAATAATATCATAATCATTAACATTTGTTCCACACCATATTTGTTGGTTATTAAAATACCAATTAGGTGTACCTGTAGCAACAGTGTCTAATGTTATTGCAATATTTCCTGATGGAAATTGAGCAGTACTATCTTGATGATATAATATTTTAGCAGTAAATGATTTACTTGTTTTAACTGGTATTTCAGCTTCTTCATTTACTGTAAGTTTACTTTCTTTTTTACAACTAAAGCTGATAGTTAATATTGCAAGGATTAGGGTTAAGTTTTTCATAGTGTTTTGTTTTAAACTTAAGCACTTAATAAAAAGAGTTAAGTGATTAATAAAAGATTGAATTACGGTTGTAAAAAAAGGGAAGCTAGAATTAATCTAGCCTCCATAATTAATTTTTATACTTTTTAAATGTATCAGATTTTTGATCATATCTAATAGCCCCTGCAAGTATTCTATCTTTAGAATTACTTGTTAATGAGATACTTGTAATGATATACCAATTATTATATTGTGCTTCAGTATCTACTATAATTGCTTTAGTATTACTGTTTTTATAACATACTGATACTTCATATTGATTAGAATAATCTAAATATAATACAAACTTATTAGATACTTGCATTGATGTTAATATACCTGTATTGTAATTTACAATATTTAGTGTATAACAAGTATCTTCAATTACTTTTTCATCAACAATGATAGATAAATCTAATTTGATTTTACCTTTATCTAATTGCTTTAATTGAGCTTTAGTTTTGAATAGATTAGTATCAAAACCTTGTTGTGCAAAAGAACATGCAGAGACTAAAACTATTATTAGACCTACTAGTAATAATTTAATTTGAGTTGATTGTTTCATGATTTGTTGATTTTTAGTTGATTATTGATTGAGTGAATTAGTTTAAAAAGAACAGGCCTCTCACCTGATTGAATGCTTCATGTTTGTGGATTATAATAGTGGTTCCATTTATTCCTAAAGCTTTGGAATTTAAGCACCTATTATAATACAACTACCAAGTTAATGGACAGCATTTGAGTTTGTTTAATATAGCAGGCTATAACTGATTATCGGGATACAATAAGCTTGAATTACACTGAGTAAGTGACTACTACATCACTATGAGGACAAGTCTAACCTAATCTTGGCGAGGTTATAAATTAAGTTTTAACCAACGGTTATATACTCTACGCTCAGGGTATTGTCTTAATTTAATATTTTAAGAGCCTCTCAGCTCTACGGTTCTTTTACACAAAGAACTAAATGTGTAGGATAAAAACTATCACGAAATAATCCTACAAGTATTTTAAAGGTGTATTATTCTTTTTTTCACCTCTTAATTTAGAAGCTAATACTGATGGATGCATATTATATTTTTCTGCTGCTAATTTTACAGAACTAAATATTTCATTTGTTTCAATATTAATTACTTTTTTAGATACTCTTTGTCTTAAAACTTCTTTTTGAAAATCTGACTGTTTATTTAAACCTGTTTTAAAAGCGTGTTTCATATTATTACTTGGTGAAATCCATTCTAGATTTTCTAATCTATTATCTGTTTTTACACCATTAATATGATTTACTTGAGTATAATTATTAGGATTATCAATAAAATTAATTGCTAACAATCTATGTAATAATAAATGGTTTTTAGTTTTATTTATATTAATATTAATAGCATTATATCCTCGACTATGTTTTAAAATATTTAATAATTTATCAGTAGATATACATTTAATATTTCCTAAATTTGATATTAAATGTGTTGATTCAAAGTTTTTTAAAGGTTTCCAAATTATTGACATGTTATTTATTAATTAAATTATTGTATAAAATTACTTATATAAAAGAACTAGTGGAGGGTATCGAACCCTCCTTAATTCCAAAAACTAGTTATTTAACTCTTAAGAGTTAAGTGGTTGTTTAACTTCAGCACCAATAGTACCAAAAGAGAACATTGTCTCATCTGGACGAGCTGCGTCAGTTAAGTGAGATAATGTGATTAACACACCTTTCTCAGTTTTAGCTGCTGTAGCTAAATATGAATTTCCTACAGAAATTCCGTGTTGGAAGTTCTTCTCATATACAATACAAGAAGTTTGCTGTACTTTTCCTGAAGCATCTTTAAATTCGATACTTGCTGGACGGTATTCAGTACCGTTTACATTTTTTAATGGTTTTGCACTAATAGATAATACTTTAGCTGCAAATACTACTTCTTCTTGTCCTGTTACAGAATTGATTTGATTTTTCATGATTTTTGGTTTTTAATTGTTAATAATTGATTTTTTGATTTTTGTTTGATTACTATTTAAAGTCTAGATCAAGACTATTTAACAATTAACAAGATGATATAATATTAAAGTGTATAGAACACATTGAGCAATTTAAGCTGTGACTTCAAAGTCTTTAATAATATTATATGAGAGCTTGTTGATTGTTTAATATTGTTTATGAATATAGAATACTTGCATATAACCATGCATGGTCTGCTAATTGATATTTAACAAATGCAAAGTACACTTCTTCTTCACGAGTTTTTGATGTTGCTGCCATGTCTTTTAGATTTAATTGATTCAACATAAATAGCTAGAGTAAGTAATGAATAGATTATAAATACAAAGGCTAATACAATACCTAATACTGGATAAATATATCCAGATGATATGATACATATTAATCCATAACCTACATGTGCAGATAATGGTCTTTCATATGTAAAGTCAGCTATTACATTACCTAAATAGAATAATAAGGATATAAATCCAATAATGTGTAATAAGTTTGATTCCATGTGATTAGTTTTTAAGTTTGTTTTGTAAAATTTCTTGTTGTACACGAAAATCTCTATGAACTCTTGATTCAACTTTAAATGTTGCATTTAATGCACTATATATAGTTAATGGTTCTTTTAATTCTTGTTTATTTAACTCTTTTCTTACATCTGCTAATATTTGTTTAGCTGTTTCAAAGTTAATTAACTTTTTTTCTTCAGTTGTATTCATGTGATTAGTTTTAAATGATTGATAATTTGGTATAAAATATAGGAACATTCCTAATATAACCAGCTTGACTAGTTATATCGTACTGTGTTATAGCTTTCCTATATTTTAATATTGATAATCAATTAGTAACCCACAAACATTAATAAAACCTTATCTCAGCTTAATCTGTTAGAGTTTTGCTTAATTAATGATTTACAGCGGAATTACTAATTGATTTTTAGTTAGGTTAATTGAGGCATTGTATTTCTAATCATATCCCAACGTTGTTCATGTGAATATTGAGGAACAAGTTTGTTGTTGACATATTTAGTTTGAATATTTAATTCTTTGCATACAGCTTTCATACGCTGATTAATGCATCTTGTGAATTCAGGTAATTTAGTTTGTTTATTAACAACTGGTTTACCTGATTGAGTTGATTTTTGAAATGTGTTTAACATGATGATAGTTTTTAGTTTATAATATTGATTTATGTTTTTCTTGTCTATACATTATTTTTGTAACATATTCTCCTTCATTAGGTATTGATTCAGTATTAATACCATTGTATTTAATAACTTCATCGTCAAGACCATAGAATTGTAAATGTCTTATAGATCCAAGAATTAATTTGTCTTCTTTTGTATCAGGAATTAAATCCCAACCAATAGTTTTGTTGTCTACTTTAATTAGATTAATGTGCATAGCGATAGTTTTTAAATGGTTATTATTTGATTGATTTGCAATTTGCGAATTGAGAATTGAATAAATATGGTTATGTTTCAAAGCTTTTTAAACTGCTACACCATAAGCAAGGCTCTAATATCTGTAGTATTATACTCATTCCTATTATCTTATACACACTATAGGGAGAATCATGTGTATTGCATGTCACATTGGATTGTTGTTTAATTAAGCTATTAATATATAAGGGAGTTATGTATATAGGGTTTGTGAAAAAGGGGAGAATAGGTGGGTGAGAGTAGTGTGTACCACTAACATCAAGACATTGCTACAAATTATAGCAATTGTTTGCTACTAATCCTAACCAATGTTATATAACTTGTTAAATAACCGTTGTTAAGCAATAGCACACAATAAAGGAGAGAGCTTTAGCTCTCCCCAATACTAGAACACCCAGTTAAGCACAGGACTTCCGTCTTTATGCAATACAGGCTTGCCATCCTTATCTACTACTTCAGTAGTTCCCTTAGGGTTAAAGTTAGGCACATCATCACCTTTAGCCAATTTAGCAGGGTTAGCACACCAAGCAAAGTTATACCCAATAGTATATTCACTTACTTTACATCCTACTAACATAGTTTTACCTGAGTCTGACACTTTACATACAATAGCTTTCATAATTTCATATTTTGATAGTTTTTACAGGAAACGATTTCCTGCTAAATTTAAGTGGGGGAGGGTTTGGTGGGCACCCCCCAATCCACATTCATACAAAAAATTTTAAAAAATTATTTTAAAAATTTAAAAAATCTATCAGGCTATACCCCTAATTTAATGTATGACTTATCAGGCATTAACCTTAAATTACCTACTTAATGTATGATTTAACCAACATTTTGCATGAATTTTTCATAAAATTAAACTCAATAAAGCCATATTCTATGTCACCTAATTTACAAATAAATTTGGTAGATTTAAACTAAATTACTACCTTTACTTTATGCAAGTAGAGATTAAATATAGAACTCCGGATCCTGAACATGTGATTTTAGTTATAGGATTCAGAGAATATACTGTCACATTAGATGAGTATATTAACATCATTAAACCTTCATCTAGAGTATCTGGATCAGCAACTGAGTACAGAGCTTTTAGAAATAAACTCTTAACTGAGTATTTTATTAATGGACCTAAAGAACAATTTTCATGGTAAGAACATTACAAGAAATTAAAGAATATTGTAGTTGGAATAACATTCCTTATACAATTGTAAAACCTAAAGATATTGATTGGGAAGAATTACCTGATTCTATTGAAGAAAAAATAATGATTGATATATCAAAATGTATTGGTGGAACAAAAGAAGGTTTAATGAAATATTTGAGAAATGAGTAACAATGAATATGAACAACAACAGTTTTGGGAAGATAATGAATTTACCATTAGAACTTATGAAGATGGTTCCTGGTTATTTGGTAATAAAAAGTGGTGGAAAGAATTAGAAGAACTTGGTAAATTTAGAGATCAACAAGATTTAAACTTAATATTTGGAACAAATGGAAAATAACTTATACTACACACCTACAATTGAAGAATTCTATTTATATAGACATGTTAGATTAGATAAACAAGAACCTTTTTATATAGGAATAGGTAAAGTTAGACCTAAATATTCAAACACTTTAGAAGGTAGATATGAAAGAGCTTATTCTAAAAAGAGAAGTTTATTTTGGAAAAAGATAACTACTAAAACAGATTATAGAGTTGAAATTTTATTAGAATCAAATAATGAAGTTTTTATTAAAAATAAAGAAATAGAATTTATTAGGATTTATGGTAGAAAAGATTTAAATTTGGGGACTCTTTGTAATTTAACTGATGGAGGAGAAGGTGCTTTCAATAGAATAAATAGTTTAGAAAGAAATAAAAAAGTATCAGAAGCTTTAAAATTAAGAATAAGAACACAAGAAACTTTTGATAAAATTAGAGAATCTAAATATAAATCAATAATTAGATCAGATGGTAAAGAGTTTAAATCTTTAACGGAAGCATCAAAAGAATTAAATATAAGTATAGCAGCAATTTCTAAAGCATTAAAAAATGACAAATATTCAACAAGAGGTTATAAATGGAAATATAAATCCATATGAATTATTAGATTTATGGAATGAAAAACCATTAGACCAATCTGATATAGAAAGTTTAGGTTGGATTAAACATGCTATTAATAATAATTGTTATTATTTAGAATTACATAAAAATACATTTGGTACAATATACATGGAGTATTATGATGAGCAACAAACTAAGTGGTGTATAGAATCAGATAGACACGGAGAATCTATATTTATAGGAACTATCAAAAATAAATCTGAATTAATTAAACTAATGCAACAATTAAATATTAAATAATGAGATTAACTTGTAAAAAATGTAATATTGAAAAAGAAATTACAGACTTTAATAAAGATAAAGAATGTAAATATGGTGTTGCTAAAACTTGTAAAGTTTGTAGAAACCAAACAAAAAATGAATGGATTAAAAATAATCCAGATAAAAGAACTAAATCTATTAATGATTATAATAAAACAAAAGGTGTTATAAAAAACAAAATATATTATGCAAATAATAAAGAATTAGTTAAAACTAGAAGTACTCAATATGTAATAAATAATGAAATTAAAGTTAAAGAATATAGAAAACAATATAGAAAAAATAATAGAGAACATATAAATAAGTTAACTAGAAATTATTATATGAAATATACTTGGAGAGCAATTTGGAGAAGAACTTTAAATGGCGTTTTAAAAAGACTACAAACAGAGAAAACAAATAAAACAATTGATATATTGGGTTATACATTTGATGATTTAAAAATTCATCTAGAATCTAAATTTGATCAAAATATGACTTGGGATAACTATGGTACATATTGGGTAGTAGATCACATAAAACCTATTTCTAAGTTTAAATCAAATACTCCAATAAAAGAAATACATTCATTAAATAATTTACAACCATTAGAAAAATTTACAAACCTTAAAAAAGCAGCAAAATATGAGCAAGAGTCAATTTAAATCAAAGAATTTTTTAGATCATCAAATAAAAGGTATATTACCTGATGGATCAATTTACCTTAAAATGGGTGTATGTAAAAAAAGATATAATGATAAACTAGATTATGATGACATGGATCATATTAATGATAAGTTAATTATGTCTGAAAAAATCAATAAGTTTTATCTATTAACCGGAACTAGTCCTATAACTGAAGAATAGATTAAATAAATTTGGTAGATTGATAAAAATACCGTATATTTACAATAGAGTTTTATACTTGAAGTTATCCCTTGAGAAAGGAACCTTTAAGGAACAGGGTTTGTAGGAACAACATTTGTGTCATAGTTCTGAGATTCAATCCTCTACTCTAAAAGAGTTTGAAATAATGGTGAGTTACTATAAGGGTACATTGGCTAAGAAGTAGGCCCTGGATTTAACCAGATTAAAGTTAACCCTCCTCTAATAATCAGATGGATTACTAGTTGGGTAGAAATAGACAATTTTAACAAACCTCTCAAATTAATAATCCCTAACAGGATCTACCAAGTTTGTAAGAATTTGGAAGGGCACTCTCATGTTTAATTTATAGGTAACAAGATATTAGTTAATTAATATTTTAAGTATAGCTTTGTATAATCAACTTAGTTATATAATAAATTTGGTTATAATAACTAAATCAGTTATATTTGTAGTATGAAAGTTACAAAAGAATTTATAGATACGTTTTTAAAGATCATAAATCTCCAAGCAGATTCTAAAGTTAGATCTAAACAAGGTTATGGTAGATTTGAATATAAAGTATATCCATCTGCTATGAATATAAATGGAGAGTACACTACCGAATTTGAATTAAACTTTATACCTAGAAATATTGATCCTGAAATTATAGATACTAGAGTACATAATTGTTTTAGAAAAAGATTTCATAGTGTAATTGCATTAGATGAAAGTAGTTCTTTTTATGATCAGTTTTATCAAGACATAGTTGATTGGTGTTTATTTAGTGTAACTACTGAAGGAACATCTTGGAAATGTATTAGTGCTAGAGATTTATGTAATAAAGGATTAAACTAATGGAATTCAAACTTAAACTCCCTATATCTCAGAAAACTAAATACCTCATTCAAATGTTAAATCCTATTATGGGGCATTTAACTGAAAAAGAAATTGAGATCTTAGTTGTTATTGTAGATAAACAAATCTCTATTCTTGATAAAGATTCTAGAACAGATATACGTATGTCATTAGACATGGATAAATTTAACTTTAATAACTACATTAAAAAGTTGGTTACTAAGAAAGTATTCCAACAAGTTGATAAGAATACACTTAAAGTTAATCCTAACATATTACATATTTTAAAACATGATTCAGTTAATTTAAGTTTTATTTAATATGAACTCAACTAAAAGTAATATCTATGAAGAAATATTGGATGAAATTAAGGGTGAGTTTGGTTTGTCTAAAATTGAATTGGAAAGGATATGTGATTCCCAGTTCAGAGTAATTAGAGATACCATGTCTAATAGAGAAGGTAAAGTAGTTCAATTAATTTACCTAGGTAAGTTTAGACCTACAGTACACAATAGAGATTATGTTGAACGTTTAAAATTAAAAGAAGATGAAACAAATAGTAAATAATTTAAATAATACTTATACAGTAATTATGAATGATGGTTGGTCAGTTACTGCTAATATGACTCAACTTGAAGAATCATTTAATAAATGTTTTAATATTACATTATTACCTTATTTTAAACAATTAAATAATGAACAAGCTTAAAGAGATATTAAGTGGTTGGTCCAATGTAATATGGGAAAATCCTAGAATTGAAAAAATAGCTATGGACAGAGCTGTTATATGTTCTGAATGTCCAGAAAATAAAAACAATGTTTGTAACATTTGTAAATGCCCACTTATCAGTAAAACTCGTTCAGAATATTCTAAGTGCCCCCAATCTAAATGGTAAATTATGATAATAGAATTAGAATGCATATCTCAATTACCATTAGCAGAACCTAATACTAGTATAACTAGTCGTGTTCCTCAAAGAGTCTTTCAAAAGAAACTATTTGTGGTTGAAAGTTTACAAATTGAAGAGCACATAAATTCTAAAGGTGTACTTAAGAGTAAGTTTACTACTGGTAAATATGATGGTGAGTATTATAAATTAAATAAACCATATAAAGAATTAAGAGATAAGTATTTTACACCAATTGTAATTAAAGGATTAGGGAAATAATGCATAAACAAATAATTGCCCAACCATATGATGCTTTAGTTTCTGTAGGAGTAGGTTCTATTGAATCTCAACTTAGAACTCTTAAAAGAAAATATGGAATTATAGAACATGCTGATGATACTTGGTTAGGTTTATGTAATCATCAATACTCTGAAAAATTACAGAGAAACATATTCTATATAATTATTAGTTCTAGTAATACAGATAAAAAGAAATATTGGAATACAATCTCACATGAGATCTCTCATTTGATTCAAGAGATATTAGAACATAAATCTATATTCTTTCATAGGGGTAAAGCTAATGAACCTTACGCATACTTAAATGGTTATCTTATGGGAGAATTATTTGAATTCTTTGAAAAGGAATATAATAAAATAAATAAATGATCCGTATAATTGATTTAAAAGATAGTAAGATTATTGTAGCTCCAGAATGTTTGGTTATTGAACCATTCAAATCTGTGTGGGAGAAAGATAAATCTAAGGATAAGACTTATGCGTTTAATGTAATTAAGTACACTTGGTATTTTGCTTCATTTAAATCACCATTCTTTCAACATTCTAATACTGATAGATCTAAGTTAATACTAGATCATATTATCAGAGATGATAAGTTTAAAGTAACTTCTGATGTAGAAGAATGTATTAAAATGTATGAAAAGATTTATACTACTCCATCTATGAAGTTATTTAGAGCAGTCCAAGAATCTATTGGTAAAATGGAAGAGTTCTTTAAAACAGCGGAATATAATGAAGACAGTATTACTAAAATACAAAAGGCTATTATAGATATGCCTAAGATGCAAGAAGCTGTACAGAATGCTTTAAATAACTGTCAAAAAGAACAATCTTCTGGGGATACTGTTCGAGGTGGTAACACATTAGGTCTTTTTGAAAATCAATAATTATGTTAAATGATAATCCATATGTAAATTGTGTCAACTTCTTTGAAGCAACAAAAGAGTTTTCCTATTTAGCAGAACAATATAATAAGACTGGATTGTATACTAATACAATACCTGGCACTATAGAATATTCAGATTTCTGGACACAAGTAAGAGAATACTGTCTTAATGGTTTTGAAAACTCAAAAGGTTTTAAAGTCACAGGTCAACATTTCTTCTACTTAAACTTTTGTCCGATATTAGGTCTTAATGAAAAGACTGGAAAGAAATCTAAAATCTTTCCTAGGTTTATAGATTTAGATTATGAGTTCTTCCATATGGTAGAATATTGTAGACTAAATCAAAAATCACTAGTTGCAGTAAAAGGTCGTCGTCAAGGTTGGTCTTATAAAGCAGCTGCAATATGTACACATGAGTTCTACTTCTATCCAGATAGTAAAGCAGTAATTGGAGCATTCTTTAGTTCATTCAGTCAGAATA